CAGCAGAAGAATTAGACAAAGCTTTACAGTCATGGGTTGAACCATACCCTAAGCCTATTATTTTAAATCACGACCTTAACACTGAGCCTATCGGCAGAGTAATGGCTGCAAAGATGGACCAAGAAGCAGATGGCTCTAAGTTTGTACGTTTACAAATAGCTATCACAGATCCAGTAGCTGCTCAAAAGGTTATGGACAAAAGGTACTTAACTGGCTCAGTAGGCGGAAGAGCCGGAAAAGCCATTTGCAGCATTAGCGGTGAAGACCTTGCTAAAGAAGACGCAAGTGGAAGACCAAAGATGGCTAAGTACAAAAGAGGTCAAGTCTATAAGGGCAAAGTTGCTTACATAGAAATGCAAGAGCTGTCGTTTAAAGAATACTCTTTTGTCAACCAGCCAGCAGACCAAAGATCTAGCGTTAGAAGTAAGGCCCCATCTAGTGGTGATGTTAAAGTTAACGACTCAGACTGGGTAGCTAGAAGTTCTGCCTTTATCCTAAGTATGGATGAGGAAGAAGTGTATTCAGTTAGTGAAAGCAAGTCGCTTTTTACTGGCATGAAAAAGAAAGAATCGAGACCTGTGTACCTTCAGTTGAAGGGCGCTTTCTTGTCAGCTATGTCTGTCCAGGAGAGCGATAATTACATTATTAATGATAGTGCATTACTATCATCTAGGCAGGACTCAAAGAACAATGAGGAGAATTCTGAAATGACCGTTCTTAAAGAAGAAGAAGACATCTTGGCCGTAGCTAATGAGCTCAGCGATGATTTGTCGTCGATAGCCGCTGACGCCTTAAACAAGGAAGAAGCTGCTGTTGAGCAAGAAGTAGTAGAAGCTGATTCAGAAGACACTGTTGCAACCCCAGAGGTTGTAGCTGATGCAGAAGAGTCTAAAGAGATTTCAGTTGAAGACGCAGATAAGTCGGATGTGCAAGAAGAAGCTAAGTCCGAAAAAGCTGAAGAATCAACAGAAAATCCTGATGTAACTCAGGAAGAAGAAGTTCAACCAATAGAAGATCAAGAGCTCAAAGACGAAACAACAGTCGATGCCGTTGAGCAAAATGATGATCTTTTAGCAAAGGTAGCTCTTCTTGAAGAAGAAAACAAAAACCTTAAGTCGGCACTTCATAGGGTATTGTCGGAAAGAGTAGTCGATGCAAAGATTGCAGCCGGCGTTGAAGCAATTGAAAATAGAGATGAACTGATAAAGGATCACTCACAAAGAACAGCAGCATCGCTTGCTGACTCTTTAAGAGATATTGCAAAAATGCCAGCTAAGAAAATTTCTAGCAATCAAGTACCAGAGATTACAAGTGAAGCAGAAGGCTCGAAGGAAGAAGCTAATGTTGTCTCTCTTGAAAAAGAGACAGCAAAAGTAGAAGTCCCAGAAGTCGATCTTGCAGAACAGCTTTTCGTTGATGCCTTCATGGGCCGTCGTAAACTTTAATTAAACAAGGAGAATAAAAATGTCATTAGCTAAATTTCGTAAAGTATATGCTAAAACCGGATCAGGAAGATTCGTAGTTTCTGAGGGTATTGCACCAGCAGCCTACATCCTTCCACACGTTGCTTTGCCAACGTGGTACCTTGACTCAGAAGATGACCGTTTTGAAATTGTAATTCCTAAGGGAACTATTCTTTCAGTTGTCGCTGATGCAAATGGTGATGCAAGATTCGTACCAGCTAACGGTACTGCCTCTACACAAACATGGGGCGACACCATTGCAAGCTGGGATCCAACAAACGCTGCAACACCTGCATACAGCAGTGGTTCAGTAGATACAGCAGTCACTGTAGCCGCATTGTCAACACCAGTCGGTGTTGCTCAGTACGATCTCTACAGACCATTTGATAAGGGCACTTCACAGGGCGCAGGTTTCATTACCCACGGCTATGTAGAGTATCCAATTATCGATGGAATCAACTCAGATGTGGCAGTCGGTTCATTAATCAAGTCTGACCACATGGGTCGCCCAGTAACGTTAACCACGGCACTGTGCGGTACAAATCCTTACCTCCAGGTGGGTAAGGTTATTGAAGTAGAAAAGTTTGCAACCAACTTTGATGATGGTCTGCTTTCCTACATGCAATTGCCATCGGATCCTGGTGCTCTTAAGACCGTATTTGAGGTCACTAAGGCAGGCACCTATCAGGGCAAACTGGGCATCCGCTCAAACCTGGATGTAACAAATGTACTTGGCGCATTCCGTGTCAATCTTACACTGTAATAATAAAAAAAAGAAAACACTAACAGGAGGAATAATCCTAAGATGAGTAAATCAATCCAAGAGCTCCTCTCGGGTCTCCCAGCTTGGGAAACAGCATTAACTGAGGACGGCTATCTCGACAGAGATAATAGAGTAACTATTAGAGAAGCTTTTGCATCACCAGATGCAGCAGCCCTCTTTCCTAAGGTTATCTCACGTACATTGAAAGAAGCAGCAGAGCCACAATTGTTGGTAACGCCATTGCTTTCGACTGTACGCCTAGGTAAGGGACGCTCCTTGGAGTTCCCAGCAGTTAACGCAATCCAAGCAGCAGAGATCCCAGAAGGACAAGAATATCCAGAACAGGCTCTCGCTTTTGCGAAGCAAGTAGAAGGTAAAGTATCCAAGAAGGGTGTCAAGTTGGCTTTCACAGAGGAAGTCATCTCAGATTCACTTTGGGATATTGTTGGCCTGCATGTCCGTGCAGCTGGTCGCGCAATGGCTCGTTTGAAAGAGCAAATTGCATTGAGCAGATTCAAGGACGCAGCAAGCATTGTTTTTGACAATGAGAGTGGTTCATATAGCGATACAACCGGTCGTGGAATTGATGGCGTAGCCAACAAGACCATTACATGGGATGATATTATCGACATGGCAGCTGTTCTTATGGCCGAAAATCATGTTCCAACAGACTTCATCTTGCACCCACTTATGTGGTCAGTGTTCCTTAAGGACGCTATCTTCCACACCGGTGGTTCGGCAGCTGCAGTTAACACGAGTTGGGGATACCGTCCAGATTCAGCAGCAGGTGCGTTAAACAACACCGCTCCTATGGGTCTGAATGTTATCGTTTCTCCTTTCGTTAGCTTCACAGCAAAATCAGGTGGAACGCCAGCAATGTCTGACCTCTTCTTGATCGACCGCAATGAAGTTGGAACACTTCTTGTAAAAGACGACATGAGCACCGATCAGTTCGATGATCCTTCACGCGACATCCGTCAAATGAAGATGAAAGAGCGTTATGACATCGTAATGCTTGGTGACGGTGAGGGTATCACTGTTGCTAAGAACGTTAGACTTGCCCGTAACTACGAAGTACAAGTCACAAACGAGATGGCATAATAAAAACCTTAGGATAGATATCGTTGTAGTTACGAAAAAACTATCCGTAATATACAGTGGCAACACTGTGGAAGAGTTGGGAGTGGCGTCAAGCCACTCCCTTCTTTTTTGTACTACTTTTTTTAATATGATACTGTTACTATAAGAACATGCCTGCAGACGGGAGAGTAAAGTGGCTTTAAATTTGATACAAAACGCCGCTGTTGGTCTTGGTACTGTTTCTATTAAATTTGGAAGAACTATAAAGATATCTTCTATTAAAAAAGAAAATATTATTGTTCAGACAACTTCTGCAACACCAACTGTTTTAAATTCACCGTTTAAAACAATTGATACATTAGCAGATTTTAATTCAATTTCTAGAACATTGAAGCTTCTTTGGAATGTACAATTAGAGCCTGGTACTGAATACAGTATCAGATTAATTAATTTCTTCGACGCAGCAAACGAACCAATACCAGAAGAACAGATAGTATTTACTACGCTTGCTGGTGGTGCTACTCCAAACTCAAGTACAACAAATGCGTTCAATAGCGTTAATGAACCAGCATTGGTAGAAACACTAATTGAAGATAAGTCAATTAGAGTTGATGCGTTTAGCTCATACCAGATAATAGCAAAGAACCCTAATTTCTATATAAAGTCTACCGATCCAGTTAATGGAGATTTCTATTTAGATAATGATCATTCTAATGGAAGAATAAAAATAGTCTTTAACGAGAGACCAGCGTCAAACTTCTTGAATAATAATTACTTTAAGGTGCAAAAAAAGAAAGTTCAAAGACAGCCATCAAGATGGGAAAACGTACCTACACAGGTACTGATGCATTCATGGAAACCTGAAGTGTACTTAGATTTCCCTTCACAAGATGCAACACCATCTTTCTTCACAGCTGGTAAGGAATACTTTGAAACTGGATACAAATATAGGATTATAGTATCTAAAGAAATTGGCGTTTAAATGTCTAATTTTATTTATGGAAAAGCTAAACAAGCCCTATTAAATGGGCAAATTAACTTTTCAGCAAATAACTATAAACTCCTTTTTATCAAAAGCTCCTTATACACACCTTCTGAAAATTCTGATGAATTTGTTTCTAATGTTAACGCTAGTGCAATAACATCAAGGAGTGATAATATTTCTGGAATAACAAATGTTTTAGGAGTACTAGACGCTAATGATGTCAGCGTATCTTCGTATTCTGGTGGCCCTTTTGAAGCAGTAGTTTTGTACCAAGTAGGGTCAACCGATTCAACTTCCAGATTGGTTTTTTACATAGATACCGGAATTGGTTTACCTTATACACTCACTAATCAAAATGTACCAATTACTATAAATTGGAGCAACGCTTTAACTAAAATAATGTCCCTGTAGGAGACGCAAGTGCCAATACAATATCCATCATCTTTAGATAATTTTACAAATCCAAGTTCTACTGATATGTTGAATTCAGTTACTGTACCTCACCATACTCAGCATTCAGATCTCAACGACGCCGTAGAAGCAATAGAAGCAGAATTAGGCGTTAACCCTAGTAGTACTTTTTCTACAGTCGGTGCAAGAATATTTGAAGCAGAAAGACAAATAGCAGAA